GTGTCCTTGCTATACCAAAAAACACGCCTGTTCTGTTGCCTTTCGAGTAATTGCACCTCGTACACGCTGCTAAGAGGTTATCGGGCTCATCAGTGCCGCCCTTGCTGATTGGAATCACGTGATCCACAGTAGTTGCATCGTTGCCACAGTATTGGCAGAGATAACCGTCTCTGATAAGTATCCGCTCACGTATCTTAGACCAGGCTCTTGTGCCTCCATTAGCTCTTGCTGACTTAGCTGGCATCAGTAATAGTTTCTCTGTTGATGGAAAGCCCAAGCCTTGCAAGGCGTTTGGTAACGCTTGGTCACATAGCGAATTGTGGCATCTATTTGGCGATAAGGATCTAAGTCTCGATACCAGGTTGATCTCATCTGTCCGAGTCCGTAATGCGATCCGTTACGAGCAAGGTATGACCATCGAGATTCCTTTGTGATGATCTTGTTAAAGCAATTAAACTGCTGCATAGATACAATACGCGAATGCGCGTAGAGCTTAAGTAAATCAGTCTGTGTAGCTGCTTTAGCCTCAACTGTTGTGGATACTGTCAAGATCAGAATTGACATAGGAATAGCTAATAAGTTTTTATTATTTTTTATCTTTATTTTTATTATCTTTTTATTTATCTTTATTTTCAAGATATTATCTTTCAAGTATAGCGATGAATCCTGACAATCTGTCAAGGATTGAGTCCGGTGTGTCGCATCGTCCACAAGTGCCTGTGGATAAGTCTGTGGATAACTATTCAAGGCCAGCCACCAGCGAATCATCGACTAGCTTGACCGAGAATGCCCCACAACCAGAGCATTGAGCGAACCATTCGTGCATCGTCAATTCGGCTCCCTTTGTGATTAGGTGCTCTTTACGCCCATCACCATAAAGCTTCTTGCATATTGAGCAATCAAATCGCAGCAGTGGCATATTCGCTCCTGACCAATGTTTCAATCGGATTCAGATTGGCCTGATCGACCCACCAGGAATCCTGACGCGGATTCTTAAACCGCTTACGTCTAGCAAAGGCTACTGGAAGCCAGCCGGCTATGTGATAGACCGGCGACTTGCCGACTACTAGAACTGCGATGTCAGTCTCACGATCATTCGGATAGACGATGAGATTGCCACCGACGTATGAAGTCCAGCGCACTTCTAGCCCTTGACCAACATCTGCTCCTCTTTTGCCGTTTGACACATTGATGTCATAGTCAAGCCCAAAGTATCTGGCCACAATCATTTCAGCTCCAAGAGATTCGGCGTATTCCGTTACCTGTTCGTGATTGTTTAGCTTGGAGTTGTAGCGAATGGTCGTTCCAAGTTGGCCACTGTATGAGAACACCACATCGACTGCTCGTTTGTGAATCGCCCATTCATCAGCCGCGCTGATTGTCATTTTCTGCATTGAATACAGAGCCACAATACGGGCTCTCCTCCGACGGCTTTGAGATAGCCGGCACGATCTAGCATTTCAATGCGCTTGCAGTTGTCGCAGTTTTCGACTTTGTATTCTGCGACAATTTTGCCATCTATGAGAGTTCGACCAATCATTGAATCGACATCAATCATTTCAGTCACGCGGCTCATCGTGTCGCCACCACAATAAGAGCCAGAACAAGAATGCATTCGATAATGACAAGAATTCGGATCAATCGATTCTTTGTCATACCTGTGGCCTCCACTGTCCATCAGATCCGAGCATGTACCAGGCTGGCGGACACTGCTTCGCCTTAACCTTCTCGGAGCACATATAACCGCCCCAGCCTTTATTGGTCTTAGCTGATGTGCCTTCACGCCAGATCATGTGGCCATGAGAACACAATGGAGCAGCAGCTACTTGAACGCCGCCGAGTGTTTCTTTAATGGTGTCAAGAGCTACTCCAAGAGTCGGAATGCCGGCAGCTTCTGCCTCTTCACGTGTCTTAAACGATGGCACGTCGCCGTGCTTTGTGTTCCAGTAGTCATAGGCAACGGCAGAATCTTGAACAATCTTCGGATCAATTCGCTCTACCTGTTGCATATTCTGAACGGTTGGCCTTTTGTCAGTGCCTAAGACTAGGCCTGCGCAACGGCCTATCGCGGACGTACAGGTATCCTCGATAAACCATTTTTTCATCTGGACGTTGTAAGTGTTCACGTTGCCGAAGGCGTAGTCGATGCCTGCTGGCTCTTGATCTTCGTAGTTGCGATAGATACGGCACTCGACCAGGACGTAGCCCTTTTCAAGATTCACGTCCATGATTGATGTGTGGATTTTGCCTGTTGGATAGGTAGCCCAGAATCGCTGAATGCGTGCAGCTACATCTTCATAATTATCTAAGAAGCTCACTTAGTCACCGCCTGAGATGATGCGTGACGGCCAACGGCCTTGCCTCGCTGATAGCCGTCTTTGTGGCCTTCTTTGTAGCCTACTGAATAGCTTACAATCGCCCATAGAATACAGGCGATAGCCATAAGGACGAATAGTCCGATTTCACTTGTTGTCATTTTTTGCTCCCGTGGGAGCCTTGTCGAATGCTCCCAGATACAGAGTGACATCGATGGCCGACAATTTCAAGATTGACGTCGGCGTGTCTATTTCTTGAGAGCAATCTCCAGCAGTAGTTGATCTAAACGTGCCTCAATTCGAGACACCTGATCCTTGAGACTGTTGCCACCATTCGGTTGAAACTCCCGCATGATCGACTTCACCATGAATCTCATTGACGAATAGATGGCAGTCAGCAGAGCAAGGACAAGCCCACCGACCGCCGTCCATTCGCCTACGCTCACTTCTGGCGACCGAAAGAAATGTCGTTCGGATTAGCCCAGCGTGCTAGTGCCGGAATGATTCCAGCAACAAGCCCCATCGCTAAATCCTTTGGATTCGTATTGCCTGTCATATAGACGGCTAACATTCCGGCCACTGATGATCTAGCCCATGATGCCGCGAGTGCCTTAAATTGTGTCATTTGTTCTTCTCCTTTTTCGGCTTCGCCTGTGGAAGTGGCTCGACCACTGGATATTCTCCTGCATAAGTTACGAGCTTTGGCCTAGCGAAACCAACAATCTCCTTGCCGATATAGCGACGCTTGACCATCACCATTCCGCCGTTGCGTTGATCTCCATCTCCGGAGGTGTTGCCCTCGATGCAGAGAACGCTTGTTGTGCCAACCTTGACGACGATGCCGATGTGACTGATGCGATCAATGCCATCGTGTGGAAAGTCCATAAAACATAGATCTCCAAGCTGCGGCTTATCTTCAATCCATCGGCCAAGCTCTTTCATCTTATGAGCTCCGGCAGCCGTTGAAACCATTGATGGAATCTTGACGCCGGCAGTGTGAAAGACCCAGTTGCAAAAGGATCCGCACCAGGGCAATCCGTCGGCCTTTGTAAACTTGCCGTACTTCGTCAGATTATCGCCAGTCTCGACTGTGCCAACTTCAGCTAGTGCGACTTGGATGATCCGTGCGGCAGTGCCGTCCGGATACATCTTAGTCAAGTGTTCCACTATGAAAGCAATAATTTTGCTTCATCGGCTGTGATTCCAAGCTTGGCCAAAAGTGCAGCTTTGTCTGTGGCCGCTTGTGCTTCTATACTTTTTATTGCATCATCTTTTAGTTTGTCGGCTTTGGCCTGTTTCATTTCCTCGGCGTTCATTTCACGATCAATGATTTCATCGGTTTCAATGTTGTGGATTCTTATCATTGGATTAGCCATTAGTTTACTCCATATATTTTAACGGTTCCAGCTGCGAAACCTGAGCCAGTTTCTACAAATTGCAGAGATGAAATAGCAGTAGTTAAATTGATACCGCCGCCGGTTGAATAGTGTGCATAAGTGCCAGTGCCAGAGATAGCATTGGAAGAAAAACTTTTCCAAAAACTGGAACTGGAATAATCATAAATCCAGAAAGAACCAGTTGCTTTTCCGCTTCCCGCTGGTACGGCTAGTGTGCCATATTGGTTAGCAGAAGACGTTGAAACTACTCCACCGGTAATTTTCCAAGTGTAAAAATTATTGTTTCCTTGAGCGTTCACACCTAATTGAATTGTGCCGCCTGTTCCTGAATTAGTTGCGTCATCAAATAAGACAAATAAGTGCTTGTAGGTGCTTACTATTCCAGTGATTGAAAGGTTTGTGCCTGTAAGCGTGGTAGTGCTTAAAAGTGTGAACGCACCACCGCCTGCAGGCGTAGCCCATGCTAAACCTGTCCCAGCAGTTGAATCAGCAGTTAAAACTTGACCGTTAGTGCCAACGCCTAAGCGTGCGTCCACTGTGCTGAAAGTAAATAAATCGCCCTTAGTTGTCAGTGGTGTTTGATCCGTAGGAGTGACCCACGTGAAGTCCATATTGGTATTAGATGTCTTAGATAAGACTTGACCAGTTGTGCCACCAAGCAGCTCCGACATCGATGTGTCCACGGCTTGGCCGAAAGTGTTGAAATCTGCTGGGAGATTCGTAACAAGCGAAGAGCTTGTCGGCATGACCCAGCCGAAGTTCGTAGTTGGATTTGCCATCGTTTCTCCTTAATTGACGACTAACGCGTCTGCGTAGTCAAGTGTAGGGCTAAGCGTGTTGAATGTTTCTGCGACACTTACATCTTGCCATTCCATCGCCTGGAGTGAGAATGGAAGTGGCGAGACAAGAAGGGTCACTGAAAGCTCGTTGAATGAAGCTTGGAATCGCCAGCCCTCGACGAAACCCAAAAAGTTTCCGGATTGCATATTGGCCGGAAGATTAGCTAGCGAAATCGGCTGACCCATGAACACGTTGATAAGAGCGTCACGATCCAAATCATCAAGTTCCGGATTAGTCAATGCGAAAGTAATGGATTCTAGGAATGCCTGTGGCTGAGCCCTGAGTGTCAGATAGAAGTCGGCCTGATCTTGAGCATCGGCTGCGTGATTGAGTGAGGTCGTAATCTGTTGAGCCAGTTTTCCATAAAGTCCGATAGAAGCTGCATCGGTAGACGTCTCTGTTCCAGACTTCCAGACGATGGAGACATCGTTGCGAATATCTCCGGCCTTAGTCTGGATCTTAATTCCACGGCCTAGAGCTTGATTGGCATCTAGATCCGTGTATCCGTTAGTGGCTAAGTAAGTCGAACGATGTGTGGAATCTGCATAAGAAATCTGACCTTGAGCATTTTCGTAAAGATAGCCCAGTCCAGAAGTAGCAAGGTCGGCCACTAGATT